CTTTGGATCACTAACAACAAAAATGTTAGAGTAGTAGGATAACTTACGCTTGCGTTGACGAGCGATATCCTTGTCAGATTCTACGCCACTGTTCCATAACTGATTGTTGGCAGCACTAACTGGATCGTTATTACCCAATGTAGTTAGAGAGTTCTCTATGAACCAACCACCTGGTCCTTGGAATGCGTGAGCATATAACTTTGCCCATGGTAATGCCTCCCCATCAGGAGCAGGGAGAAAACGGATAACAGCATATCCATTACCTGTAGCGTCAAGTTCGGGCCTCCAGAGTCTCTCGTCGGCACCTGCTTTAGCATTGCTGGACTTCTCTAGTTCCTTTTGTAAGAACTGGAAATTTGTCTGGGACTTACGCTTTAAATCTGCGAATGTCATTTATTTTTTACCTCTTTAGATTTGGCTTGTACGACTCGATGGTCATGTAAACATTATATCATAGGCAGAAGGTCGAGTCAACCCCCTTCTGCCTCTTTACGTGCTAGTTCAGTCATCATATCTATCCTTTCCAACAGTTCTTTGAACATGTTTTCAAGGTTATCATTGTCTTGAGCACCAAACATTACTGCTGCTGCTCTTAAGTTCTGTATCATTACCTTTGCTTGTGGATCATCAGACAACTTAAGTCGTGCCCAAAAGATCTGTTGCTTTTCTATTAATGTTTTTAACTTAAAGAAATAATCTAATCTTTTTTTCGGTGACAGTGCTGGGAATGTGTTAACTGATCTGACACAAAACTGTTGTAGTTCTGTTATCTCTTGCAGTTCACCACGTACCATCTCTGACTTAAAAAAATCACTCATACTAGTATTAACTTTGCTCTTGATGTTTTCTTAATGAAGTTTAACTTCTGTGCATCATATTTAAGCTTTTCTTTGAGTGGTTTTGATATCAATTTTGATACGGATTCCACTTCAATCTCTTTTGTTTCACAGTAATGTACAATGGCATCAATATAGTTCATAGTATGTTCTGATGCAATCTTCTCAACATCCTGCGAGAATTTCGCAGCAGTCATAAATTTATCCTCCAGTTTTATTTCGGGCATGTTTTTCGTTGTACTCCTGAATATATGATTGTAATCGTACAAGGTACTCCTTTTTAGGAGAAACAATTTTTACCTGTGTGTCTCCGTTTTCACAGGCAACTATTGTTACTAATTGTTCAACATCAAAACCATATAACTCCTTGAAACAACATGCATATGCTGTCTCTTGTACATAGTAATCGTACATATAGAGTTCTTCTTTAGGTCTTGCTGATGTCTTAAAGTCAATGATAGATAATTTTCCTTCGTACTCTGCTATACAATCTACTCTTCCTGCTATTTTTAAAACGTCTGAATAGAGTGCTGCTTCTTGAAGGTATATACTATTTATCTTATCAATAGTCTTCACTGATGAGTGAAACATCAACCATGGCAATGGTTGTTCCTTGTTACCAGAGTCAAGAATGTTTAATTCTTTACCTGCCATATAATCTTCAACCAACTTATGATATCTAGTACCACGTCTAGCAGACTTGGCAGTAATTGCTGCTGCTTTCTTCTGTCCTACTCTCTTCCTCCATTTAGCAAGACCTGCTTGCTTCTTGGAATTGTTACTGATAACAGTAGTGATAGAAGGATACCTCTCACCTGATGGTGACACATAATATCTTTTACCATCCACCATCTCGGTGTTGATATCAGTTATCTCTTTTATATCAGCAACACGTTCGAACATATTATATACCTAGGTTGATCTTTGCAATGATGTATGACTTGACAATACCAGACCTAACGATATCTTCAATGCCATATTCAATAAGAGAAAACTCATCCATAGTCTGTAAGATTCTTTGGAAATCTATGATACCAGTACGATCTGTTGCCTTTACAAGGTCAGATTGTGATGCATCACCACAGAATATGATTCTACTATCCTGACCAACACGAGTCATGATAGTATCTAACTCATGGAAGTGTAGGTTCTGACTCTCATCAACAATTATAATAGCATTGTCAAGAGTTGTACCACGTAAGAATGAGGTAGACCAGAAAGATATAGTCTCTTGATGTTTAAGATTCTCATAAAGCATATCAAATGATGCATCATCAGGCATCTCAAACATATATCTTACCATATTTTTGTATGGTATCTGATATATGTCTGCTTTATCTTCATGAGTACCAGGTAAGAACCCAATCTCTCTTGTAGCAACTAACGATCTAACAATGTATACCTTGTCAACTGGTGAGTTCTCATCAAGAACGTCACGTAAAGCAAGGTACAATGCCATAAATGTTTTACCTGTACCAGCACAACCATAAGTAAAGAGATGCTTGCCACTATCATAGTCAGCAACCATCTTCTTTTGGTTATCTGTAATAGGTTCAACAGATACGAATGTAGAATTGTTAATAGGTTTTCTACGCTTCATTTGTTTAGGTGTCATCCCAACCAAATCAGGTGTATTTTGTCTTCTTTTTCTAGGCATAATTTAGTTACCACTCAATAGTATTACCAGGAATCTTTCTCGTTGCTTCTTTCATAAATGAGTTCCACTCTGGATGAGTCTTACTCATCTTATTCTTCCAGTTAATACCTTGAGAATCACATGCACCACCTACACCTGCTTGCCAGTCTTTATCCCAGTCTGGATTAGCATCCCTCCATTCGGAATACTCTTTCATGGTCATGGAGAGTTCTTTAGTCTCTCCAGTTTCTTTATGTTTTACAGGGTATGTTGGCATTAATTCCACTCCAGTGCTTGTGATACGATAGGAAACTGCTCTACAAATACCTTACGGCATGCTTCAGCAATCTCTTTGTGTTCTTGTTGTGTTCCATGTGCAGAACGTAGATCTATATAGTGGATCCAAGAACGACATGAACCTGTCATATAGATACGGGTTGGTGTAGCAAGAGGTAGTACAAACCGAGCACACTCCTTTGCTATACCTGCTTCAAGCATCTCTTTATATAAATGCATACTATTAACAAAGTGTCTTTGCATTTTAATTTCAAAGTCTTGTTGTGTTAATGGATCTATATCATCTATACTATTCTGTCTATTCTTATCATCCTGACGACGTAATGCTGGTAAAGGAATCTCTTTACCTAACAAACTACTATCAGCATACCTTTGAGAGAACTCTTGAAAAGTAAATGATCTATGTCTTAATACTTGTGCAGCAATACCCCTAGTAGTTTCAATCTCTACAGTCAGGTGTGCCTGTTCAAATACAGACCAATGGTTGTGCTTAATACAATACTTAAGTAACCCTGATACGTTAGGGTTCTCCTGATTGTTCGGGTTGCTCACCCTCGCTACATAACCCATCGTCTCCTCCGCTTTCGGAGTCACCGAGATCAATTTCACGTTCGACATATCCAAATCCTTTTCTTTTGTATTTTTGTTTACGTATCTCATCCTGCACTAACTCATCATAAAAACCAGACATTAAATACTCATACTCTTTTGGAGAGTAGAGGTCTGGTTTGCGTAATGCTTTTTTAATGGCACGAAGTTTTCCTTTTCGCTTCATCTTTTTCAACGAATTTTTATCGGGAAAAATTTTTCCGAATTCATGGAATCAGAAAGTCAAATTTCCCTCATATTATAACACTATATGAAGTTAATGTCAACGAGTCTCACTAGATCTTCTGTCTACATCGGTCATAGTCTGACTTGATTTAAAATATTTGTTTACAACTTCTACTTGATCATCATACCTAGCAATCTTATCAAGTTCAACTTGAATTGCTTCAGTGATGTCTGAATGCTCTCCAATACCTGCTGGATGTTCTAGATATACTTCTACATTTGCTTTGTGTTTAGCAATCTCACCTTGAGCATGTGCGAGGACTGCTCGTAGTAATTGTTCTCTCATATGTAACATACTTTATCTCCAATGTGTATATTATATAATAAAAAAAGACCCCTGTCAAGCAGAGGTCTTTAAGTTTAATTCGGATGAAACTTAACTACAAGGAACTGCTTTAGTTACCTTGTGTCCACGATACATTAAATCGTGACGCTGACGTTTGGTTGCTTCATCAAGTACCATTCTACGATACTCTTCAGAGTCATAAGAGACTCCTCTGTAAGTGACTTGTGCCATTGGCTTGTCCTCTGGATAGGGTGGATGACCCCGTTCCTTCAGTCCACATTTGCGTCCTCCGAAGAGGATGAACGATCCGTTCCGTGTCGGCTTACTTGCGACCCTTTTGGGTTGAACGATGTGTTAATATTAACACAGGTATAGTATATAGTCAAGTAGGTTTGTATCCTATGATACAGTTTTATAATCTTTTAACATTTGATCTCTGTACACTCTTGCCTGTTCATATCTTTCACACAACTCATTCATCCAAATTCTTTCTTCTAATGTAACTGATACTCCATCAGTTGTAAGCATTCTACAGCAGATGTCAGTTAATTTTAGCATGGTTAAACTATTTGTTCTCATATCGAATGTATTAAAGAATTATTAGCAGGAGGAATCATATTTTGAAGTGTACCATTATCCTGATGATAAACAAGGTTATGATATTTTAGTTTAGCATTTACATCTAAATCATAGTAAAAATAATGTCTCCCATATCTTGGTGCTTGTACAACCCATTCACCTAAAGGATTTACTACACCACTTTGTGAAGATGTTTTGTATTTGTCAATAGTATTATCATTACCATCCCATCCCCATTCTACACAAGTATCAACTGTAAGAATATGACAAATCCCAGAAAATGCAGTCATTTTTAACCACCCTTCATGCCATGTGTCATAAACATTATCTCTGATACTAGCAAGATGTTTTCCTGCTTTCTCAATTGTCTCGTCAGGAAATTTATACCCATTAGTTGAATGGAAAATTAAATCTGGACAATCTTCACAAACATCTTCCATAATAGACTTAATTGATACCATACCAGGATGATTTCCATTCTTTCTACTGAAACTCCACATATCATTGCATATCATACCAATACAACGCATGTCAAATTTATGTAACTCAAAAATATGAGGAGGTTCAAAAGAAGCAACACAAGGTTGATCAAATCCAACTATTACCGTTTTATCAGTTATATTATACAAGTCTCCAAGTTTATTATAATACCTAATTTGATTACGAGCAAGATTTCCACCTTCTTCTTCGGAAAGAATACAAGTTCCTAAATTTAATCCTACACCAACTTTCTTTTGATAATCTTGAACTTCTTTTAGAGCATCAGAAAGATTTATATCATCTCTCGCTTCTTCTGTTTTTCTATACAACCAATGATAAGGATCGTAACCAGAAAGACAAGCCTCTGGTGTTTGAATTATATCTACATCATTATCTGCAGCCCAGTCTAAAGCTTTCTTAATTTCATTGAGATTATATGCAATGCTCACGTCATTGATTGGAATCTGTGCTCCAGCAATTCTAATTGTATTACTCATAATTATTTGGGTGTTCTCCATGTATCAGTTTGATCAATCAACCACTCATACTTATCAGTTTGCTCTTTACATGATGGGCAAGTAAGTGATGAGAATGACAGACGATATATCCTAGTTATACTCTCACAATTTGGACACTTAATATTCTTACCATTCTTACCAGCACGTGACCGTTTGCATATAAGTTGGTAGTCTTCAGTGACTTTTTGTTTGCCACCGTTGATTATAATTTTTTTAGTTGCTTGTATCATTTGTTAATTTATTATACCAATATAAAAAATCATTCTTGTCTTCAATGGTTACAATTTCTCCTGTACTATGGATGATCATGATACCTAGAGGTCCATCTTCATCTTCCATAGAAAGATAGTCTATGTCGGGTGTTAACTTAACGCCCTTCATTCCTTGCCCTCCTCTGACTTTTTTTCTTTTACATCCTCCTCTTTTTTCTTTGCTCTCTTCCTTGTCTTTCTTTCTGGTTTCTTTAACATACTAATGTCCCATCTGTTAGGATTAACTAGTCCTCCAGTGTTATCAATCTTCTTCAAATCCTGCTTATACTTGTCCCAATAGTAATCAAACAGTTCTGATTTTTTATCTCCAACAGAAACATCATACTGAACTTTCCCATCCTTCACATACTCTACAAGATATGAAGTGTAAGGTAGGGACGTATCACTAGCATCTTTTACTTGACAATTTTCATACAATATCTTCATCCTCTATTACCCCATTCTATTGAAGGAAATGCAGTCTCTACACATGCACGAGTGACTCTGTATTTTTTATTCAATGCCTTGTCTTTCACAAGTATTAAAAGTTCTGCCTCTTCTATAGATAGACCCTCTAACATCTGAATGAATAAATTCTCTCGTTGTGATTGCTTTATAGATGAACCACCTTTAAAGAAAAGATATAACTTACGATACTCTTGTTCCAATACAGTATGTTCTGTACCTACAGGAGCATCGTTCTTCTCGAAAGGCACATCACCTTCAGGTAACAATGATTGAACAGTTTCATCAAAGTTTGCAATCAATACTGAACGCAATGCATTAGTATTATTATCCTGTAGGATCTTTACCTTTTGTGCTTTTGTTTTGGCACTATGTACCTTCTGTAGTACTTCAGATATCAATAGTTTCATTAGTCAAATAGAATAATATTTGTTAGTATTTAGTCTTCGTCATCGTAAACTTCATCCTCATCTAGAAATCTAACTGTGAGAAGTTCTTCGTTCACCACCATACCATTGTCATCATACATCTCTGGATGTTCAGGTAAACTACGCTTTGTATGCATGAAATCATAAAGGAAATCATTTGCTACCCAACCTATTAATACACCTAGGATAAGGGATAATATAATTGATGTACCTGAAAAGAATAAAAATTCTGATGATGGCATGGTATCCTCTTGCAATGTTATTTTGTATCAACATCCTCCCAAGTGAATTCTATTCTAATAGAGAATAACTTTTTAAGGAGAACAAAAGTCTGCAATATTTTGAGACCCTTTGAGTTCTTTCTGGAAGCCCTCCTTAACATAAGTTCTACACCTTTATTTATGGTGGTCTCTGTAGAATTTTTACGTGGAGTATTCATCTTTGCCTCAACTTCTTACCGTATCCTTTATCAACAAGGTACTTGGCAGTGTTTTGTAGTCCTCCGATTTCCTCACCATCTATTATAACATGAGGAAATCCAACAGCATTAGGATACTCTATTTCGAACTGCGATTTAGTTAGGTCTGTACCTATAACAACCGATGAATAATCCTCATCAATTATTCTAAACAACTCCTTAACCTTATCACAATAATGACAAGCAGGTATAGTATAGATTTTAATGTGGGTCATAACGATGTATAACTGAAAATACAATTCCCGTTGAGATTAGTACAATAACAATGAGTGTTAATAATAAATGCATAATTAATTAAATCCAATCGGGTTTTCTGGATGGGTCACGTAGATAATTAGATGCAACCCAAGGTTTGCTGGCAATGTAAGTTTTGTAAGCAGTAAAAGTATCAATGCTTGTGTCATGTTTATACTCATCAGGCATAGCACGAGTAAATGATTCAGGTGGAGTTGGTTTCAATGATGGTAGTAGAAATCCTACTTCTAGTATAGTTTTCTCACAACTATGAATTTTATCATACCTATGTTTGTATTCCATACATAATCCAATACCATGAGCAACTAACCATCGTGTATTAACAATTGATTCATTTGCCCACACAGTACAAGGATGATTACGAAAGGCACCCTTCTCTGTTTTGTATGGTGTACCATCTTTCTTGTGTATCTGACCGTAACCATGACCCCACTTGTCAGAGCATAC